TATAGAGATGTTGTTGTTCGTCTGAAAGACTCTGCAGCACCCGGCGTGATCAGTTTGAGCCTTGAGCAGAGTATTGTCTCTTTTTTGTTGGATGGCTTCCTTAGCAATAATAATGGATCCTCACAGAGCTGCTCCATAATCTCTTCACGATCAATTGACAATCTTTCCTTGGTAAGCTCAAGTTGCTTGCTGACGCCAATGACAGCTTCGACTCTCAGGTGCCTTCTAAAGAGGTGGTCTGCTTCCTCTGACAAGCTCTCTGCCACCTCCTCTGTCGTTGGTTTTTGCCAGTAAATGGCGGATAGGATCTTGATGAGCCTCGGGTCGTTCATCTTCAGTATCCTGTAATTCCAAAGTTCTGCTCCTCCAAGCTCGCTCACATGAGGAGGCAATAGAGGATAAACTCCTAAATCGTAAGGGATCATCTCCCTTGGAACGCTCAAAATCAAGATGGGTCATTTTCACCTCCTCTATTAGTTCTGGTCAAAGCTTCAATGAACCTTTTATTCAGAAGATGAGCATAAAGTGTTAAGACACCTGAAGCCCCATTCTCCCTAAGCTTCTCCACAGCTGAGAAAGATGAGAAAACAAAAGACGGGAAAGAATCTGTGCAGAAAATGTCAACCGTGACTGAGCCAAATTTCAAGAGCAAAGTTAGACAGGTGTACCAACTTTGGTATGATTGGTTAAACTCAATGAATGAAACTTGCTCGGATGATTTCTTCCCTGATTTCCAGATGTTGAAGAGTCTGTGAGACACTTCTGTTGACAAATGAAACAATAAGGCGTGTAGCTCACTATCTCCAACACTAGCAGAAATGATCTGAAGAATCTCTGCAAGATCATCAGAGCTTACACTGGACTTGACATTGGACCGTCCCTTGACCTTTAGCACTTTTTTCATCCTAGAGAATATCTCATCCCTCATGCTCAGGCACATGATGTGTGAAGTCGAAGAAGCGCTGTGGCAGATTCCTTGAAGCATGGAGGAAACCATTTCGACCCAGAACTCACCATCTGACATAAACTTTTCTTTGGCAAATTGCATCTCCTCAGAGTCACTTGACATCTCGCCTTTCAAACACCTTTCATAAAAGCTCTGAGGTAATTCAACTTTTTTCTTCATCATTTTTTGCATCACACAAGTAATGTATGGAAAGAAGTTTCCAAGCTTTGCAGAGTTTGCTGATATCATATGGGCGAATTGTATGCAGACGAATCTTTGGTTCCATTTTGACATGTCATCAACTTGGAAACGATACACCGTCGGCTCACCTGATGCCAATCTTTGTAGCCTCTTCAGGTCTTCCACCAATTCAAAGACTTTTGACCTTCCGGATGTTAGTTTTTCTCTTCTGTCTCGTGAATTTATATACTCAAAGACAATTTCTGAGACTTTTATACAGAGTCTTGACATCATGTTCAAAATTGATATTTCTCTAGTGCCAAATTGTTGTTGTTTCCTGAACAGCTGCACAAGAACTTCCATCTCTTTGATCGTGTCATTAGCAAAATCAATGATTCTGAAAACATCATCATCTCTCCCATCCAGCAGCTCAAGGATGGTTTCAAAGGCTTTCTTCCTAACCCCGACTTTGAGTATACAATCGTCAAAGTTCCCCCAATTTTCGTTAGTTTTTTGTTTACTGGACGACTCGGGCAATGATGCCTTGAAAGTTGCAAACTCACTCAAATCAGAGGATAGTTTCTTTGAACGCACTGCTCTCTCGTAGGCCAAACCGCCACCTTCCGAATTACTTGGGTCCGATGTCTGCAGCTTTCCCCCAATACACACAGCTCTTGCCGAAAACATGTTTGGTTTGTTGTCATAAATGACTTTCTTGGCATATTCTATATCATCAATCTCATTTGAATAGCCG